TCATATTCCTACTTCAAGTTTATCACGGATACACCTGAACCCAGAGATATCGAAGATGGAGTCGAGGTTGTGAATCACTACCACGTTTACATTTTTGAAATGCCAATGACCCCAATTGAACACAGACACATCGTCCGGAGATTCACCGATGAAAAGGATAAAATGGAGAGAAGCCAAATTCCTTTCCGCAAAAACTATGACGAAAATGACGACTGCAAGTTTGAGACCCTTGCTAGTATATCAAGCCGGCCTAATATTTGGCCTATGGTCAAAACTCACGTCCTTGACAACCCTGATTTCCATCAGGCTCTCAAGACAAGCCACAAGACGCCATTCAACTTGCGCTGCTGACGCGCTCGTCGTGTATAAATAAGTCCTGTGGACATACTAGAATATGACTCGTTCAAAACTCGAGTTTGCGAAGATCCTCGCGAGCCTTCGGAATGATGGCTCAGATCCTCAGAAACTTGCCGAAGAAATGACCCTACGTAAACTTTGTTATGAAATTGAGAAACTCGAGGGTGAGAAAGAGACTGCCCAGCCAGTCGAGGTTGCCCCTCCTCCTCCTCCTGAGAAGAAACCCAAACCCTTTTGGTCATTCCTCACACTTGAGAGCTCGTCGGATGAAGAGTAACTTAGAGCAATAAGCTGTTTATTTAGTATGATTCAGAAGTGGCGCGTCCCAAATGGCGCCGCGACCCACCTCCTCATGGATGGTGGGATGCTCAATGTACCTCCGGAAGAAACTGAAGAATTCTACCGGGCATACATTCAGGCTGTCAAGTCAGGAACAAAGATGTATGTGGTCGAGCAAAAGACTGAACGATTCAAGTTCTTTGTGGACCTAGACTATAAAGCCCCTGAAAAGTTATCAGATACCGACTTGGTCGAATTTTGTAATATTATACACGAGGCTACGGGAACCAAGTCTAGGTGCCTGATTGCCAAGGCCCAACCGCGGCCCGTCAAGGAGGGTATAAAATCTGGCGTACATATTCATTGGCCAGATCTTGTTGTCAACAGGACTGAGGCACTGAATTTAAGAACAAAAATCATCACGAGCCTTGGAGAAGGTCCCTGGGATACCATCATCGACGCGTCAGTCTATGGAGGGTCGGGACTTAGGATGCTCTGGTCCCATAAGAAGCCATCGGGTGACCCTTACATACCTTGGCGGGACCTTGTATCCGGGAGGGATTTTCCAAAGGAACCAGACGAGGCCACCCTCGCGCTTTTTGCGATACGTACAGACGAGGTGGGGCGTCTAGCACATGAGACGGTGGAGATTGAGGGCCTAGAGGAGTTTATTCAGCGATACCTTATGGGGCAGCGGCGGGCCCAGGTTAAGAAGGTGCAGCGACACGAGCATGACGGATGGTATGCACAGTCAGACTCTAAATTCTGCGAGAGGATCCGAACAGAACACAAGTCTAATCATATCTGGTTCTCTATACACTCAGGCCGTGTATCTCAGAGGTGCTTTGACGAAGAATGCCGTGAGTTTCACGGTCAGGAACATATTCTTCCTCCATCTATAGTAGAGCAACTGAAAGATGTTGCTATTGTGGGTAGCCCTAGCTCTAGTTTTCTTATGGATATTTTTCCCAACGGGCCCCAAGGCGCGTTTCAAAAAGTACGAAAGCATGGTCCATCCCTACTCGGGTCTGGACCCAGAAAGCTGGAGTCGTTTTTTGGAAAACCTGCATCGATTTGAAGAACAGGCTGACCGGGATATTGACGTTGCGGCCGGTGCACTCTATGCGTCAATAGAAAACATACGGGACCTGTCCCTCGGGCTCCGCCGTTCGGACGACGGTGAGATTCAGACACAGCTCCAGTACATAGGGAACAAACTTGGATATGAAGGCGAATTCATTATTAACCAAAAAGCGCTTGGGCGTGGACTTCAGTTTTTTCCAAAGTACTTAAACGAGACGCTCGATGATTATCCAGAAGATGTCACAAACAATTGGATCCGAACAGCCAGAGCTAAATGTTAAGACGCGTTCCGGGCGCGTCTCTAAACCGCCTACCCGATATGAGCCTGTAGAGCAGGTCGAGGACGACTACGCAACCGACGATTACGACTCGCACGAGTCTGATATCGAATCTCATATTTCATACGAGTCGGAGGAGGAAGTTTCAGATGAGGACGATGAGGATGACTTGGATGGTTTTGTAGTACCAGATAAAAGCGAGACGACTGATTCAGATACAGATGGAGAACCTTCCGTTCCTCCAACCAAAGGAGGACGCACAGCCGTTAAGAAACGTCCGGTCCCCAGAAAATGAGTGGCCGGATCGTGAGCGCCAAATGCCCTCATATATGTATACGGGCCCACCAGACATTTCCGTAAAGCCCGATTTTTTCGAGCAATTCAAAGGGAACCCTGTGGCACTCATCCTCCTAGGTATCGTTATCGGTGTTCTTCTTACAAATATGAGACCCCTTGTTATTCAGCCTAAGTAACCATGTAGAGGGGAGCACGGCGGGCGTTGTCTTCACGTCCTCTAAACGCACCAATAGAACCACTTGAGTTCAAGTCAATATCATCAGCTAAAAATCCAGTCATGGGGTTTGTCCGTGTCTGTATGTTTGGTTCTAAATCGCGAAATACTTCATACTGGCTGTACCTTGTGAAAGGGTCGTCAGAATCAGGTAGTTCATTTGGCTTTGGGAAACGCTTCAGGGACATGTATACAAGTCCCAGAACTATAAGCACTCCCAAAACGGCGAATATCATTATGCTATTTTACAATATTTTACTGGGGCTCCTGGCTACTCGCCGAGAGGGGCAGGCACATCGTCATCTGGCGACGCCTCCGGGTTCTCCTCGACGACTGTGGTCAGCGCAGCCTCCTTGGCTGCCGCCTCGCGACGGCGCATCACCTCGGCTGCCACACGCAGATCCGCCTTGGCAACCAGCTCCTCGATAGAGGCATCGGGGAACTCCTTCTTCAGGTCATCAAGGAGATCCGACGGGTGAGGAATGGGCGGGACATCCGGCTTGGTGTAGAACTTGGAGTTCTCGTCCGACGGGTCAATATAAGGAAGATCTCCCTCCATAGGCTTGGCGATCATGTCACGCTTGCGCTTCTCGAACATAGCAGCAGCCGCGCTCTGGCTCTGGCGGTACTTGACCATAATCTCCTCGAGCTTGTCGTTCTGGAAGTGAGTGTTCTCAATCTGCTCACGATCCGGCGGAATCAGTAGCCACTTGTACATGTCCACGACGTAAATATCAACAAGGGCATCCTCCTTCTGAAGACGCTTCGCGTGCTGACCCGCCTCGTCACGAGTCGAGAAGCACCCGCGAATCTTCATACCCAACTTTTCATTCTTCTGGGGCATATCGGGCCCAACGAAAGAAATACATGCGAAGACCTGGCCAGGCACAGTCAGGTAGTCCTGCTCGAGAGTACCCATATAAAAGAGAAACGAGCTTATTTTTTAAGCCCAAATACGCAAAGATGAGCTCCGACCTGAGGAAACTTCACAACGATGCAAAACGCCAGTTGATTGTTGACTGGGTCAAGCCAAATTCATACGTGCTGGACTGTGGGTGTGGCCGGGGCGGCGACTGGTGGAAGTGGAAGGCTGTCAAGGCCCGAGTCGCCGCCATCGATCCAGATGAAGAGTCCCTCAAAGAAGCAGAGTCTCGAGCAATCGAGAACCAAATTGGCGTCTGGTTCCTGGGTGTCGGGGACATCCGGGACGCCGTCAGTTCTGGACCGTACGATGTGGTCTGCTATAACTTTTCGATTCACTACATTTTTGAATCAAAATTGCTTTTCGACCAATCTATCAAGGCTATCGTCCAGGCCCTCAAGCCAGGAGGTATCCTCATTGGTATAACCCCGACAAAAAGTAGGGCCGAGGCAATTGTCAATTCTGAATCAAAATTCATCGACGACCTAGGAAATGAAATCCAGATTAAGGGTGATAGGCTCATGGTCAAATTATCCGATGGGCCATTCTATGCCAATGCGTTCAAGGAAGAGCCTCTCTTGGACGAATCAATTTTAATCCAAAATTTGGAAGAGGCTGGGATGGAGCCCGTCGCGTTCGGACCCATGTTGAGCAAGCCATCAGGGAGAATTTCAGATTTGTACTCAAAATTTGTCTTCAGAAAGAGTAGTAAAAGATGATTTGGATCATTTTGGCCTTGATCATCTTGGCAGCTCTGGTATATTTCAATTCTGAATCAAAAATGCTAACAGATCTGAAGGTGCGGTACTGGGCTTTCCTAGATGTCCTCAGACGGACGGGTGATCCGAAGTGGGCCCCGGTACTCAAGCCATCCATCATCACAGGGATGAGCGGAAAATACGAAGGGGTCATAGGGTCCAACGTGAACAAGGGGTACGAAATTTACATCTGTCTTGAGGGAGACGATGTAAATACGGCCATGTATGTCCTGATCCATGAGCTTGCTCATATGTCAGTGGCTGAATACGACCACTCAGGAGACTTTTGGCAGAACTTTAAAGAGATGAAGGAAATTGCTATTGAAAATGGGCTGTACGCCCGGCAGGGCAGTAGAGGCTACTGTGGGGACGTGGTAAGGGACTGAGGCCAGTTTAGAAGGAACTGCTACGCAGTTGGTCTCTAGGCCTTGTCAGTCAGGAATTTACGAACAAAATAGAAGATGATGGCCGCCACCAGTGCGGTTGCTGCCATACCCGAGAGCGACTGCTTGCCCGCATCGTTCAGAAAGTTGGGGATGGTCGTGCTCAGCTTGTCCTGAATCGGTGCCGAATAGGCAATCACGGCCGCTACACCGGCCATCACCGCAAAGTACTGCTCGTCGGTCAGACCAAACGGGTTCTTCTTAGGGCCCGAAGACTCGGAACGGGCTGTAGGGCGGTTACCCTGCGCCATGCGCGGCGGGCCCATCACCTCATCCTGCATCATCTGGCCTGGACCAGGCATCATCTCTTCAATAGAACTGGAAAACTCCGCCATTTGATTTTCCTCAACGTTTTTTTCCACACGTAAAAGCCCAGTCGGGACCGTCTTCTTCTCGTCGGGCTGCGCCAGGTCGGTGATGGGCGTGGATGCACTCATGGGGTCATAGTTCTCCATTTATAGGTCAAACTATTTTTAAGAACTCTTTTTTACAACAACCGTTGAACCCCTGCGCTTGGGCTGTTCCGCTGGTCGGGCGACGAGGTGCCGCGGGTTATAGTGTTGCTGATGGTACTGCCAAAACGCTGGGGCCCCTACACGGAAATTCCGCCTGATGGGAGCCTTGTACCAATACACACAGTCCGTAACCTTGTTTGACTTGGATGTGTTATCCAATACCAGACACTCGTAGTTTTCAGTAGTCGCATCCATAACTTGGCTGAAGGTGTCGTACGACGGGAAGACGCCAAAGAAAGCCTTGTAAAGATTCTCGCGATTCTGACGGACGTTATCGCGCAGGGCGAAGACGTAATCGACGTTCGTGCGGATCATGGGCGTCATGTCCATGCAGTACTGGGTCGTCATCATGAAGAATATCTTCCAGTG